AATTAGTGCGTGTGATCAGTAAATTGAATATTCGCTTATTTGTAGAGCTTGACCCTACTCTTACAGTTGATCAAGCAATTCAAGTAGCTCAGGACCTAGCGCCGTTCGATGACCGTATTTGCTTTGTATGGTCTCCAAATGTGGCATACCCACTTGATGTTAAAGGTCTTCGCGGTAAAAAAGTACCTCGTTTGGTGCTTGGTAGTATTATGGGATGGCATACCTTACGTGATGCTCAGACTGATACCAAAGGCATTCCTGCATACCATAACCCGATTGCTGGGTTTGATTATCCATTCGCATTTAAGGGCATGACAAAACGCCCTGATATTGTAATCGGTGATCCTGAACGTAAACGCCTTGCAAATGCTCAAATCTGTTTAGTAGAGCGTCAAGTTTATGATTCAGGTGTTCGTTTTATACTGGGTGATGTTCTTACCGCCAACGGCGATAACACCAAATTATTAAAGCTGATTAATGCCTCTGATATCGCAATGTATATCGATAATCGCATTAATAAAATCATCAAACGTCACTTATTGAAAGGCATGGATTCATTTATTGATGATGCTACCAAAGAGTGCGTGAAATTCTTAGATGCTTGTACGTCAAAAAATCGCCCTCTATTGGTGAAGTCTGAAACTTTGAGTGGTTTCTATGACTTGAGCATTACACCGCGTGAAGATAAGCCTTTTGACGCCGTAAATGTCGAAAACAATTATCGTCCGCAAGGCGCAGCACGCCAAGCATACCATTACAGCAATGTTGTTGAATAATTTAGGAAAAATAACTCATGACTTTATTTGATACTTTAAATCCACACCGTGTACAACTCAATGACAGCGCTGCGGGTACTGCGGCTGCTCAAATAGCAGAAGGTACAAGTGCTTTAGATATCGCAGAATTAAATCAACAAGGTCGTAATTTACGACTTGCAGCGCTTTCTTTGGTCTTAGTTCTTGCCGACTCTATTGTTGAAAAAGACCTTGCTGAAGATGAGCTTCCTTCTGATCGCTTTGGTGCATTATTGGCGGGCTTTAGTGGTGCTGAAGATGCAGACGGTGAAATTGAGATTGATGAACCAACTTTAGATATCATCACGGCAAATGTACAAGATGCAATGGCGACTCTTGGTGTAACTGATTCATCGCTAATTGAAGCTGCATTCGGTGATGATGTAGAAGCAGCAGACCAAGCGATTGAAGCCATTGCTGAAATCATTGTAGCGAACGTACCGACAGACGAAAATGAACTGGCTGAATTTGTACAGGCTTTTGTTTATGGCGATGCGGTAACAGATATCGGTGAAGATGGAATGCTTCTTGATTCTGCTAATTTGGGTAAAACGACTGTGAAAAAGGGCAAGCTGGGCAGCGTGATTTATAAAGCTGTTAAAGCAGTCCGTAACGGCAAAATCACCATCGTAAATAAACGTGTGGCTGGTAAGGTAAAACAAACGGCAAAGCAAAGAGCAGCCTTAAATAAGGCTAGAGCAAAAGCATTCACCAGTGCTTCTCTCGGACGCCGTATGCGCTCAGTGAAAAAAGGGCAGCGTAATAACATTTATGCTTAATTTATAAACTAAATAAAGCCGCTCGTTTGGAGCGGTTTTTTTTATGGAATATGTATTAAAGCTAAAACGATTAAGTAATAGAAAATAGAGATTGAATTTGATGTGAGTATTGTAATGGCACAGAACTTTACGCCCTTAGATCAGGAAGTCGGAAATCAATATCATGATCAAGATTCTACTGAGGAAATGCCTGTAATTAACAACTTATATGTTGGCCAATTTCGACGTGGGCGTTTAGATAAGCCAATGACCATAACATTAGAAAATATTCGAGCAGTTCTAGGTCATGATATTAGAAATAAAGACTACGTTTCAGTAAGAGATATTCTTGATAGAGGTGTAAGCAACATTCAAGTGCTGAGAGTTTTAGATAGCACATTACAATTACCTGATCCTATTGAACCTGAGCCACCAGAGACACCAAACGATGAAACGCCTTTATCTGAGTTCGACTTCGCGGTAATTCGCTATATATGGACAGAACAAGGCGGCCGAGATTTAGATACGAGAACTAGGATTACCAATCCAAGCAGAAATATAGATGTTGGATGGAGTAGATCCCAATCTGATAATGAATACTTAGTTTGGGGTGGTGATAATACAAGTAGCGGAGTCGAATGTATTTTACTCAACATTAAACAAATGATTGCTGACTTTTCAGATCAAAATGATTTTCGTGTAGATTGCAAAAGCTTTTGGTATGGTGCTGTTAGCTCTGGGAACTTAAAAGTTCAATTTGCTACTTATAAAAATGGATATATGCAAAAAAATGGATATGATTTTATAAATATCGATGGGCAACTAATCCAAGACATTACTTTAGATTGTAATAGTATGCTTCAGCAACAAGGCAATAATGATGGTGAGTTAATGGCATACCTCACTTATAATATTTCCACGCTGACAGGTATGCTCATAAAAGCTTTGTAGGAAAAGTCGAATGCTTTAGAGCATTAGTGTAAGTCTGGAAAGTACTAAAAAAAAATAAAATGGCATAGTTCAGAATACCTATATAAATTTTATAGGTATTTTTTTATGTCTAAATTTGATCTTTCAGCATTAAGTGATACGCACCCACTGATACTAGAAATTAAAGACATTTTGGCAAAAGGCACTCGCCAACGAGTAAATACACCTGAAGTTATGAAAATGAAAAAAACAGCAGGTGTACCGACCAAAGACGTGTTTTTAAGCCTAGAAGAAGGTCAAACGCTCACTCTTACATTTAGACAAGACGGCGATATTATCAAGGTTGTACATAACAAATCAGTTTTGCCTTTACGTACAGCTATGGACTACGAGAACATGCCCGATTTTAAGGCTGGTATAGAGGATTTAGCGTTAAAAATTAAGGGTACTCAGGCAAAATTTGATTTAAAGCGACAACAACAAAAGGTGCAAATACCCAACGACCCGACAAAACGCAAGCCTTCACTTAAAAAGCAAACAGAAGCCTTAAATGAACGTAAAAGTGAAATTGATCAACAAATTGCTGAGCGTGAAAAAACATTAGAGGCCAAACAAAATGAATTAGCTGTGATTCAAGACGGAGCAGCGGCATGAATCTAATCTATTTCCATTTGACCGTTATCATTATAGGCATAGGATATTTAGGGGCAGCCCATTATCGTCTGATTCGTAATGAAGGATTTAAGCGATTCGGGGCAACGGTTGCAGATCCAATAGCTCTTGAACAAATGTTGGCGCTATTTAAAGGAAAGTTAATATCCCGAGTCTCTACAGGCATTATTGCCTATGTTTATGTAATGTTTTCGGTATTCCGCATGCTTTACTTTCTTGATTTGTGGACGCTTGAAGTAATCATATTTTTCATCATGCTTTGTATGTATGTGGCTTATTCAGTTATCCATGTACGTGCAGCGCAAACCTTATATGAAAGTACATTATGAGCATAGTTTTAGACCCTCTAGCAGTCAAAAGAATATTTGATCATTGGTTTGCTACGCCGCCCAATGGGTATATTGGCGTGAGATACGCACGTAATGTAAGACAAATCTTACTTAAACCAATTACAGAGGATTCTTCAGACTTACTTTTACAGTGGATGAAAGAAGATATTCCGTTACTCAAAAACCTTTCGAGTGATCAACTCAACATCGTAAGCAGAAATATAGATTTTGATAAAAAAGAATATTTCGTACAGGTCGGCAATAAAATCCACATCCCTTTTCCACCGTACACCAATGGAGCTTAATTATGCCGTCATTAGCTAAAATTCAAGCCGTTACAGAACAAGTTCTGCAAGACTTTCCAGACTTTTACGCTCGTTTCAAGGCTGGTGATACCTCTATTGCAGCCCCAATTCTATCGATACAACATATTATGGCTGAGTTTGGCCGTGATGTTGATATTTCCGAAATTGAGCCTTTTGTGAGATCTCGTGAGGCTAGTATTTTAGCTGATGCTAGTAATAAAGGCATTTTGCCGTTGTGTACGCCGTGTCAGCACTCACTTGAAGTTCGTAACAGTGATAAAACGCGACCATTAAATCTAGCAAGCGGTCGAATTATAGAAGATGGGCAGGGTAGAGCATGGCGCTTACTTCAATCTGTAAATGCTGATCCTGATTCGATCGTAACTGTTGCAGCCGAACAATCAGAAATAAGGGAAATCAGTTATAGCCCTGAATTTACGGAAACATTTCACAATGTAGCTTTAGATTTAGAAGATGACATTTATTTATTTAAACTTGAAGTTGAAGACCAGGACAAAAATTCATTTAACTTCGTTACACGATGGATGAACACCAGTATTGGTGAATACTCAATTACTTTGAAAACCAATACTCGCCGTAAAATTATAATGGAATTTGGTGATAGTGATCGCTTTGGCCGCACTTTAACAGTGGGTACTATTTTATCGATTAAAATATACGAAAGTCACGGCGATATTGACGTATCTCAGTTGCGCGAGGCTTCACTTCAACAGGTGAATAGCTCAGTAGAACAACGCGCAGTTATCAGATTTAAACCTGATGGACTCATAAAGCGCGGGGCTAACCCTCTCTCGATCGAGCAAATGAGTTTATTGTCTTCATATCCGATGTATGACGATAATCCTGTATATCTCGGTAATTTTAACTTTCTAACATTAAAGAAATTCTTGCCAAGAGCGGATTATCTCAATGTATGGAATGAAGTCGTTCAAGAGCAATATTACGGCGCTGATTATCGAAATATGAACAAGCTATTTATAGCTGTCAGTGCCAAATTTCCGAGTGAGCAGGCATCTCTTCAGTCAGATATAGCCTTCTTTCTGGGTAAAGCAGATAATCTTTATTCTGGACCAGATCGGGTAG